CGCGGTCGCGGTCGGGCTGGTCACGAACGCAACGTCGACGGTACGGGTCACGCCGACCGAATCAACGAACACGAACTGGCACCGCTGGCCCGCGACCATGCCGACCAAGTCGAGCTCCGCGATCCAGTTCGTCGCCGGTGTGGGCAGCCGGGCGACACGTACGATAGGCGGTCGAGGGCGCTGGCCGAACACCGCAGCGGCCAGCTTGTACGCCTGGTCATTGACGGTGAAGCCGTCCGAGATCATGCCCGCAAGCGACGTGTAATCGCGGAACAAGTCCACGTTGCGGGTGTGATGCGCCATCAGCAGCGGGACCCCGAAACTCGCCCGCGAGGGGGAGACCGTGGCGAGGGAGATATTGATCTGAACGATCGTGGAAAGGTCCATAGGTCTTGCCTCAAGTGTAGCGCGACGCGCGGGATAGGGCTAGGGGAACAAAGTGGAGGGGAACACCGCCGGGAAAATGAAGGCGTAATCGGAAGTCGGCGCGTCTTGCGGACCGACGAGGTAGGTTCGGACCACAGCATCCTGGACCGGATCGATCGTTTGCGTGATCTCGACCGTTTCAATGTACCCAAGATCCGCCTCGAGGTCGGAGTCCTCGTCCGAAACGTGGGTCAGTAGGACCAGCTCGAACAGGGCGTACGACACGACACGGGCCTTGTCGTCCACCCGGTTGATCACACGAAGGTCCGTTGTCGTACTGACCCCGAAGTCGACCGACCGCAGCGCATCGAGCACGCGGGGGCGTCCGAGCCGGGTTCGGACACGCTCCCCCAGCGCGCTGGCGGACGCTTCAAGGTTCTGGTTTCGGCTCTCAATCTGCACCTGCACCGTGACCACGCGCCCACCGTAGACGCGGGGCAGGATCACGTCGTTGTCGAGGTCGCGTCGCGTCCGAGTCTCGTCCTGCCCAAGCTTGCGCACACTGACCACGCTCAACATGACGCGGGGCCACGCCTCCCACTGCGCGGCAACGTCGCGCCAGTACGCGGGGCAACCCGCGACGTGCGCGACTTGCTCGGCAAGCGTCGTCTGTAGTCCGCGCCAGTTCACGGCGACCGCACCTCGTACGTTATGGAGCTGCGAAGCTGGCCGGTGTCGATCAACGGGACGCTAGAGCCCTTGGCAGCGATCGTAGCTTCGGCAAGCGCTGGCTCGACGCGCCCATCCGCGATGAACTTCTGGACCTGACCTTGGGCCCACGCGCCGAACTGCTCGAGGGCCTGCTCTCGTGTCAGATCCCCCGTCAATGTCTTGCGGATCAGCGCGCCGAGCGTGCGATCGATCTTCGCGCGGTCTGCGTCCGCCCATGCACGAAGGAAAGAACGTTGAGGGACCCCTAGGCCGAACTCGTGGATCTCTGCTAGCTCGCCGACCGTTAGCCCGTCCGGGGTTGCGGCGTCTGCGGCGTCCCCTACGATTCCGACGTCCACCACCCGCGCCGACTTGTCCGTGACCGTGCGCACGAGCCTATCCGCGCCGAGGTCTCGGACGATCACCGTCACGGCAACCCCGCAACGCGGAAGCCCGAGGCTACGACCCGGTTTAGTCGCTTGCGCTCCTTTTCGTAAATCGTCGTCTCGCCCGAGAGCCGCATGGCCTCCCCGCCGGGCGACATGGCGACAAGGTGTGCAGTCAGTGCGAACACGCCAAAAGGATGCACGTCGCCCCACACGTCAAGCGGCGTGCGGGAGAACGCATTTCGGAGCGCGCCGTACACGATATCCGTAGGGGCCGCGTGGAATTCGGAGTAGACCAACAGGAACTGGTCGTACCACGCGGACAGCGCCGCCGCGTCCGCAGGGGTGTCAGCTGCCGGCGGCAACGGGAAGGCCAATCAAACCCCCGCCATCGAATGGGTGTGGTCTCGGTCCTCGACCGCGTCCTTGACGGACCTCCGTGGGTCGCTGCGGAAGTGCTCGTACTCGCCCGGCCCAGCCTGCGAAATGAACGCCACGGCTTCCCGCGCGGTCATGGTGCTGGTCGGAGGGATCGGCGGGGGCGCGGCCCATGAGCCGGCCGCAAGCCCTGCATCAACCACCTCTGGCTGGGCCTGCACGGGTGCGGGCTCGGGCTGGGGCGCGACGTACGGAACGAGAAGGCCAGCCCACGGCTCGACCGAGATCGTGGCGCGGGTCTGGTACCCGAGCCCGCCGGGCTTGATCAGCTGCCCGCGGAAGCAGGACGAAACTGGGTTTTGTGCGCTCGAGCGCACGAGGATGATGTCCTCTTCGGCCGTGTGCGCGTCGGCGTGAATCAACTGCGTGAGTGCGGGGCAGGCTGGAATCGGGTCGCTCATACCGCGAAAGCCCCGCGGGCCACGTGGGCGCGCGGGGCGGTCCGCAGTAGGTGCGCTCAGACGCCGTCCATGTACCGGATCCCGAGCGGGCGGTAGATGCAGGTGCCCGCGGTGCGACCGTGGCAGTTCACGATGAACGCGAGATTGCGAGGCTCGGGCGCGAACACTTCGAACTCCTGCGGGTTCACGAGCTCAAGGATCTCAGGGTCGCGCTTGTACAGCGCGATTCGGTCGGTCGCGCCAGCACCCGCGGTGTCGAGCACGTTCCACGAGTCGACAAGCGTAATGCTCGGATTCGATGCTCGGAACGCCTCGAGCACGGTCCGGCTGTTGTCCGCCGACATTTGCGTCTGCGTCATGCGCAGATACTGATCGGTGGGGACGAGCAGCGTGTCCGGCATGATCGTTTCGCGGTTCGCGACAACGTAGTCGCTCACGAGCTTGTTCAGGTCCGCAAGGATCTGCGCCGCGGTCTTGGTCGACCACGTGCCCGCCGCGGCCAACGTCGAGATCACAACGTTGGAAGCGTTGATAAACCCGCCGATGTTGTGCGCCGCGCTGCCGCGAGCGGCCAACGCGTCAAGTCCACGCTCGTACGCATTGCGCGCGGCCTTGGCCTTGCGGGCGTCGAGCGGCACTCCGGAGAACGCGGCGCGACGCAAGTCCTGGATCGAATACTCGAACGAGTCGCCGAGCGGCACGATCTGGTGGACGATCTTCTCCGTGCGGCTCGTGACCGACGGGAGGTCGTTCGCATAGTTCGTGATGATCTGCGCCACGCCAGCCTCGTCCGTTTGCTCGTAAGCGAACGTATCGGCGCCGGTGTCAATGTCGGTCGCGACCGGCAGGAACCGGCGCGCCTTGAGTTCGGTGTACTGAATCTCGTACACCTTCGTCCGCATCTGCTCGAGCTGTAGCTCAAGCATGCCGGCCTCGCCCGCGTCGGCACGGATGACCGGCTGACCCCGAGGAGTCCAGCGGTTCAGGTGCCGAATGATGTTGTCCATGTCAAGACGATCAGTCATTTTCATCAGTCCTTCAGGCCGAGAAGCCCACTTCGAGCATAGCGATCTCGCCAGCGCCCGCAGTGCTCGCCCATCGAGCCCCCGGAACCGCGACGTGGTTTGCGTCCGCCGTGACACCCCACTCGTCCAGGTTGCCCGTGGTGTTGCCGTAGGTCACCGCTGCACCGTCCGTGACGGCCTCGTCCGCGCGGACGTAGATCACGCCTTGGCGTACAATCGCGAGCGGGCGCTTGTCGCCGTAGTCGGCGGGAGGACGGGAATCCTCGTACTGCACCACGCCGAGAATGTTCGCCGCGGTGATAGTGCCCGTGTTGATGATCGTGCGCGCCTGCGCGTCGGTCGTCCCGCGGAATACTAGCTTCCCAGGAAGGCACGGGTTGACGGTCAGCTCCACCACCGCGCTAACGCGATGCGTGGGGGCGCTCGGGTATGCGAGCTGTCCCTCGAAACCCCGCAGCGGGGCGTCCGTAATCGTAGTCTGTACAGGCATTGTTCAGTTCCTCCACGCCGACGTCGCGGCCTCGATCGATTTCTTGTAAGCGGCGTCCAAACGCTGGCGAGCGGCTTCCACTTCGGAAACCTGCACACGACGGCCGTCCCCGCGCGCCTCGACGGCCGGCGCGGCCTTCATGCTGTCGACCGCTAGGTCGTAGGCTGCCGCGAGGTACTCGGGGGACTTGCCCTCGAGGTCCATATCGGGATGCGCCTTCTTGACCACGGCCATCATGATCGCACTCTCGTCCGCGCCCTCGGGCACCTCGACGCCGAGCCCATCGGCCACGCGCATCAACTCGATCTTGCGGTCCGCGCTCGCCTCGGCGTCCTTGACCTCGGCCTCGAGCTCGTCGACGCGCTTTTGAAGCGCCGCGATCTGGCTCTCGGCAACGTCCGCGCGCGCCTGCAATGCTGCGTGGGCAGCGTCTCGGCGCTTGACCGCCGCGTCGTGTGGGGGGGTGCCCACGGGATAGTCGACCCCGTCAATCCGCTCGTAGGTATCGGCCACTGGTGGCACCTCCGGTCTCGGCGGGAGTCCATCCCCCGCAGAATCTAGCCGCAACGACACCGCAGAACCGGAACGCCCCCAACCCGAGGGGCCGAGGGCGACGTGATTCTGCCGGATGTTGCGTTGAATGAAATCGTACCGCTCGCCCTGGTACTCGCCCGACGACTCCTCGAGCTCGCACACGTAGCCGCAGGACACGTCCTTGCGTGCGCCGGTCAGAATCAGATCCGCCACGTCACCGGCCTGCACGACCAGATCCGCGACGAGTAGATCCCCGTCCTGTCGTGCCGAGCCCTCGGCCACATGTCCCGCCGCGTACGTGCGGTAGTTCCCGGGCGAGACCAGCTCGGGCGGGTGTAGGTCCGTGACAGGGGCGCCCGCGAGCGACGCCATGCTGTCCGCGTGAAACACGTCCTCGGGCAACCGCAGCTCGCGCCGCTCGCTCCCGTCCGCGTTGCGGTAGGACAGTACCCCGACGCGCGCCACAGCCGCGGCAACACGAATACCCCCCTGCGGGGTGCGTGTGACCGTCCCGAGGGAGCCTTGGTCGTAGCGGAGAACCATAGTCTACTGTAGACCTAGCACGGCGAAAGCGGTGCGTAAAGGTCTACGCACCGGGGCGTGTCGGGCGCGTCGGGAACGCCCTGCGAAACGCGGTCTCAGCGTCGGTCTCCTCGAAGTCGAGGATCGGCACCTGCACGCATCTGCACTGGTAGTCGCGCCCGGGGTGGTTCCTGTCGCCCTTCGGATTCGTGATCGGGGGATCGGACCAGCTGAAGATCTGGCCCTCAAGCTCTCGGTGCATCGTCCGGACGCGCTCATCGCGTGACGTGCTCCATCGATACCGTGTGATTCCCGCCGCGACCATGCGCGTTTGCGTCATGTCCGAGTTCGCCTTGAGTACCTGATCGCGTGCGATCAACCGGGCGCGGGACTCGCTCACGCCGAAGCGCGCCTCGATGTCCTCGGCCAGGTCTTCCACACGGCGCCCCGTGCGCACCGCATCCCGAACGATCTCCGACACCTCCGAGATTTGATCGTCCAGCACTGAACCGATCAAGCGGATGTTCTCGCGCCGGAACGCGTCGAGCACAGATCGCACCGATGTCGGGAGCGCGTCGGGAGACATCCGGAGCACTCGCGCCGTGTCTGCGAGGTTGCGTTGGTTCACGCGTCGGCCGAACGAGTCGACGATCTCGGACACTTCGGATGATTGGATCCGCTCCGCGAGCCGCAAGCGGAGCCCCTCGAGGATTTGCTCGAGGGGCAGCAGGTCGTTGATCGCCACGCCCCGTGCCACGGCTTCCCGAACCTGGTCCGCGGCCTCTCGCGTCAACGTGGTCAAGTACCGCTCGAGCGCGCGCTCCTCGGCAAGCGGGAGCTTCGGCGTGGCTGACTTCTGAGCCCGCCGGATGCTGACCGCGTTCGCGCGCGCACGCCGCGCCTGGACGGCCTGCTCAAGCGCGTTGCGCGCGTAGGGCGTCAGGACATCAGAAGCCACCGGACCCCGCGGCGAAGTCGGGCACCCCAGGCACTACCGGTGCGGGCGCGGCGTCTCGAGGGACCGTCAGGTCGACGGTCGTCTCTGCCGACCACGCCCCCGAGCCGAAGCGCGAGAGCGCGACCTCTTCGGGGAGTAGCACGCCGTTCGCGAGGTAGACCGCGTCCGTGTCCGCCACGGCCTTCCGCAACGTCGCTTGCTCAAGCTCGGACATGGACCACAGCGGCGGAAACGTCACGTCGAGCCCGTCGACTGCAATCCCCAGCGACCGAGCGAGAACGCGGAGAAACGCGAGGACCTTGGGCTTGAGCTCGAGCTCGCGGTAGACGTCGACTTGACCGTACCACCACGAAAGATCGGATTCGCCAGTCGCATTCAGCCCGCCAGGGCTCACGCCCATCAACCGAGTAAGCGGCATATGCGCAACCGACGCGACGCGGGAAAAGGTCTTGTCGAGGATGGACGGCACCGCTCCAAGGTTCTGCGATCCGATCGTCTCGAACGATTCCATTTCGGCGTCCAGCACGACCGCGCGGGCGACCGATCGCGACATGTCAACGATCTCCATGCGCGTCAGCAGGTCGGCTTTCTTGCCGTCCGCGATCATGTCGATCAAGCCTTCGATCTTGAAGACGGACTGGCTTAGGTCCTGCAACGCGTGGACTGTTGACCGCCAGTTCGCGCCCGCGTCTCGAAGCACAGGAAGCGCGCGCTGTAGCACCGACACGTCCCATCCGCCGTTGCGCTGCTTCGTGCGCTTCGTAGTCCGAGCGCCGCCGAACATGATGAATCGGGTCTCGTGAATCTCGCGGCCGGACATCTCGCCCGAGTGCGCGACGCCTTGCGCACCGGGTGTGATTCGGTACGTCTGCACACGGCCGTATCGTGGGCTCAGCGGGTCCGTGTAGTACGTCGCCGGCTGCATCTCGAACCGGTCGAGGACCATCGGGTAGAGCAAAGGGCCATGCTTCTCCCCGAGCGGTCTCGCCCAGTCCGCGTCTTTCGTCGCCAGCAGGATCGCGCCCCCGCCGTACAGCCGCCCCCAGGTTGCTGCGTCGACGAACAAGTCGGCCCCGCCCATCCCATCGAACGCACGCGCAAGTGCGCCGGTGTCCTCGCCCGTGATCTCGATCCCCTTGCTCAGCGCATCCTCGACGAGCGCGTCAACGATCGTCGCCGCGAGGTCGTCGCCTTGGTACAGCGCGTCAAGCGCCATCTGCGAGAGCAGGGGATCGTAAGCCATGTCGTAGGACACGGACTTGTCCCGACTCCCGCCGAGCCCAGTGACCGCGGATTGCCACGAATCGGTGCGCGCGCGTTGCGCTGCGTCTTGCGCCGCTCGGCGTTGTGACGGTGTGGTCATGCCTAGGTCTAGCACGCGAGCGACGGAATAGGAAACGCCCCAGGGGTGAGTGTTAAAGTCCGAGGGGCGTTTGGGGCGGGACGTTGCGGATCTCGCCAGCGCCCGAACCCTACCCCGCCGGGCGCTCGCGTGCAAGGCTGTCGCCGTATTTCCCGCGTCGCGTCGTGTGCATGACGAGCAAGGCCATCGTGGTCCCGTCGACTTGATCATCGTGTCGAGCGAGCGGGAATCCGAGCAGCTCAGCTCGGTAGTCCGCGAACCAGGGCGCGTTCGCTGGGAAGTGACACGATGTCATGAGAGGCTGCACCGCGTTCGCGCGCTCGACCTTGCTCGGCAGCGGCTCGCCCTTCGGTGGCCACGCTTTGACACCCGCAATCTCGTCGCGGAGCGTGCGAATCACTGCCGCGCCGTTGGCTTTCTTCTCGACGTGGATCGCGGTGACCTTCGGCCACTTCGCGCGCATGTCCCGCAGCGCTTGTACCGTCCCTGTGATGTCAAGCTTCTCGCGGAGCTGGTCGACGAGGTAGTACGCGCCCGAGGTCCACGCCCAGACTTGCGCGACGACGGGGTCAGGGTCTACCGCGGTCCGTTCATCTTCGAATGAGCAGTCAACGAACATGGCCCATCGGCAGCCGGCTGGGATCGTCGTGTACCGCCGCTCAAAATCTGCGGACTTGAAGATCGCTCCGCCCGGTGGGACCGGGTCCTGGTCGAGCTGGGCCGCGGCCCCGAGCGGACCGAGCGAGACGCGAAGCGCTGCGACTTCCTCCTCCGGATATCGATCGGGCCACAGTAGCTCGCCCTCGGCCGTGCGCGGGTCCTCCTCGATCTCACTCCCGTCCTCGAGCCGAACGGGGAGGCTGAACAGGGCGCGCTTGCGTGGGTTGAATGTCATGGGCAGGACGACCGCGGTGTACTCGCCCGAGTCGAGACACAGTGCCGCGGTGTCCCTCATGTGGAGCCGTTGCATGATCCCAACCTTGATCGTCGTCTGCGGGTCGGCCTGTCGTGTGGCCATGGTGCCGAACCAGAACGCGTTCGCGCGTTCGATCCCCTTCGCGTCGACCGCGGCGCGGCCCTCCGCGTCCTGGGCTTTCACAAGGTCATCGAACACGAGCCGGTTCGCATGGTGCCCCGTGATGCCCGCGCCCACCGCGGTCGAGAGCCGGAATCCGTGGGCATTGTTCTCAAAAAAGCGGACCTGCCTGACCGCCTCCTTCGGTAACGAGCACGTCGCCCCCCAGCGGGCCTGGTACCACGGCGATGCGACGATATCTCGATGATGCCGCGCGGACTTGTCGCTCAGCCCCTGCGCGTAAGTGGAATAGATCCACTTCGTCTCGGGGGCGCGTGTCCACTCCCACGCGGGCCACATCGCCGAGACCATGAGCGACTTCATGGTCCCTGGCGGGACGCAAAAGAGCAGGTTCCGGATCTCGCCGGAGCTCGCGGCCTCGAGATGTTCCGCGATCACGTCAAGGTGCCAGTTCCACAACATCCTACCGGGCTCGACCTGTCGCCATGCGAGCCGTGCGAACTCGCGGAGTCCGCCGTCCGCGACGAGACGCTGGTCGAGCTCGATCAGCGTCTTGCGCGCGGTGTCGCGAGAGAGCGTCACTCCCCCCGCGCAAGGAAGGTGTTTGCGAATCCGGGACACCTCGCGTCGACGAGGCCGTCTCGAAGCATGCGCGCGATGGACGCACGATCTACGTGGGGACCGCCCCAATGCTCAAGCGGTGACGACTCGCACCCGTGCTCAAGCCGCCCAGCGACCGCCGCGTCCGCAGCAGCGAGCACGCGCGGCCAGTTCTCGCGGTAGATGCTCGGCCAGCCAGCGGTCAGCGTTGCGCGCCCAAGGCGGTGTGTGCCGTCGCGGCGCGGGTTCCTCAAGCCGGCGCTGTATTGCCACGCCGTGCGCTGGTACGTCCCACCGATCGCTTGGCGCTGCGTGATCACCTCGTGGATCGCTGCGACTTCGCCCTCCACGACCAGCGGTCCGGCCTCGAGCCACGCGACTCGCGCGAGCACCACAGCGGGCTCCGTGCGCGCTACGGCGCGGGCGAGGGCCTCCGTGTTGGGCTCCTCGGTGCGTGTCTG